GCTAAGCCATTCTGTTTCTTAATGGATGCAAGTATGTTAGGTGTTGGTGTAGGATTTGATACTAAAGGAGCAGGAGAAATTATAATAAAAGGTGTGAATAACGAAAGAGATGAACAAATATTTCAAGTACCCGATACTCGAGAAGGTTGGGTCGAATCGTTAAAATTATTATTAGAAAGCTATTTCCATGGATCAGCTCCAGTAGAGTTTGATTACACATTGGTTAGACCTGCAGGTGAGCCGATAAAAGGATTTGGCGGGGGGTCAAGTGGTTACGAACCACT